GTTAAGGCTATGGAATTCGTCCATAGAAAAAGAGCCGACAAGCTGACACTTGACGACTCGGAGAAAACGCACGAGGAGCTAATGTTCCACGTTGAGCATTATTAAGAAAGGAGCTTTGTATGGAACAACGAATCATTGCCGATATTATGTACTCGGCAGTAGAAATCGCAAGGTTGTTACACACTGATATTCAGAACATTTACAAGTGGGTAAAAACGGGCGAAATACCGCACATTAAGCTCACCGAAAAATCAGAAATACGGTTTGCCGGATGGGAAATCAGAGCATGGCTCGATAGTAAAGCGACGGGAGGAAACGCTAATGATTGAACTTGAAATTGCAACGTGTGTAATCGTGACCGCCGTTGTACTGGCGTGCGTGTGGATTGAGATACGAAAAGGAGCATAACAATGAATGCAGACCAAATGATAAATCACATGATGACGGTTATTTACACAACTGCCGACGTGGAAGGTGTCCAAGTAGCCCGGCATTTCAGGCCTCAAGAAATCGTCGATTCCACACTGGCGGCGTGCCACAGTATTATCGACGGTAAACGCCTGTCAGAGCGAGAAACAGCGGTGCTTATCGTAACGTTCGGGGATACATGGAAAAATTACATTCGGCGTGCCGGTAACGTTCTTATGTCGTTTCACTTCGAGTTAATCATTAGAAAGAGAGGGATGTAATGATGAAGGCTGCTACATTACAGAGTCCGCCTGAGTGGATTAACCAACGATACTATGAAATCCAAAACACTCCGGTCCGTATAGTTCGACGTCATAGTATCGGCTATTACGTTAAAGAAGGGTTAAAAGCGGCACTTACGTTAACGGCTATTTACTTCTTAATTGTGCTTTTAGCACTTCTTTAAAGGAGGTATTCATGAATTGCGAGAGTTGCCCGAATCGGGATTACTGCATTCCCGATGAGTGCATAGGAAATGGCCGCCCTCTGCGGCAACAGAAGACGGCCAAAACAACTAAAAATAAAATTTTCAATTAAAAGGAGTATATCACATGACAGTTAAAATTAACAGCTTAGCCATCGAAAATGTAAAGAGAGTCAAAGCAGTACAAATGGAATTAGCCCAAAATGGCCTTACCGTCATCGGCGGCCGTAACGGCCAAGGCAAAACGTCCGTATTAGATGCTATCGCATGGGCCTTAGGTGGAGACAAATTCAAGCCGTCCAATGCGGCAAGGGATAGTAGTACGATTCCGCCTGAGATTCATATCGAGCTGTCTAACGGACTTGTCGTTGAACGTAAAGGTGCCAAGAGTAGCCTCAAGGTTATTGATCCGACCGGTGAGAAAGCCGGACAGAAGCTCTTGGATAGCTTCATCGAGAAACTGGCACTAGACTTACCGAAGTTCATGGGTATGAACTCGAAAGACAAGGCCAATACGTTACTGCAGATTATCGGGATTGGTGACGAATTGGCGGAATTAGACGCCAAAGAAGCACAGCGATATAACCGACGCCTTGAAATCGGGCGTATCGCTAAGCAGAAGAAGTCCTACGCCGATGAGCTTGAGTATTATCCCGACGCTCCTACAGAGCCGGTCAGTGCCTCGGACTTAATTAAGCAACAGCAAGAAATATTAGCTCAGAACGGCGAGAATCAACGTAAGCGTGAACAGCTAACTAAGATGACGGAAGAACACGAAACGCTTATCGCCCAGATTGCTCAGCTTAAAGAGTCTCTTGAAGAAGCCCAGGCTAAACAAGAGTCGCTGTTAGCCGATATGGAAACAGCTCAAAAGACAGTAGCCGAGCTTGTCGATGAAAGTACCGAAGAACTGGAGACCCATATCGCTCAGGTCGATGATATCAATCGTAAGGTCCGTGCTAACCAGGAAAAGGAAAAAGCCCAGGCCGAAGCCGAAGAGTTATCGGCTGAATACAACGGGCTGACAGCAGAAATTGAGGCCGTTAAAGAAGCCAAAAATGAACTACTCAATAAGGCAGATTTGCCTTTGCCGGAGCTTGGTGTAAAGGACGGCGAATTAATCTATAAAGGTCAGCAATGGGACGGCATGTCGGGAGCTGAACAGCTTATGGTAGCTACGGCGATTATTCGCAAGCTTAATCCTGAATGTGGCTTCGTCCTTATGGACAAGCTTGAACAAATGGATCAGGAAACACTTAAAGAGTTCTCCGAATGGCTCACCAACGAAGGCCTCCAGGTTATTGCTACAAGAGTCGGAACAGATGACAGTTGCAGCATCATTATCGAAGACGGTTACGTTAAGGAGTCAGCCCCGCAGCCGGTAGAAAACAAGAAATGGGAAGCCGGTAAATTCTAAAGGAGGTAGCTATGAAGATAATAACAGGAAAGCAAGAACGGTATCAGAAAGTCGTTGTATATGGTCCTGAAGGAATCGGCAAGAGTACATTTGCCGCTCACTTCCCTAAGCCCTTATTCATCGATACAGAGGCAAGTACAGCCCATATGGATGTGGCGAGATTAGAGCGTCCGACGTCCTGGGCGGTACTTATGGAATATGTCCAAGAGCTTACGAAAGACCACCAGGGATTTACAACCTTAGTCATCGACACAATCGACTGGGCAGAACAGCTTTGCGTACAGCATATTTGTTCTAAGTATCAGGTAAGCGGCATTGAAGATATCGGATACGGCAAAGGGTATGTATATGAGAAGGAAGAATTCGGACGGCTGCTTAATAAGCTCCAGGATTTAATCGAAAGCGGTATGAACGTGGTTCTCACGGCACACGCTATGGTTCGTAAGTTTGAACGACCTGACCAACCTCCGTACGATCGGTACGAGTTAAAGCTTAATAAGGCAGCCAGTCAGAAAATCTCCGATATGGTCAAAGAGTGGGCGGATATGCTACTTTTTGCCAACTACAAAGAGGAAGTTTTGAAAGTCGATAGCAAGGACAGTAACAGTAAAAAGGTCCGTGTTTCAGGCGGGCAACGGGTGATGTACACGAGTCATCATCCGAATTGGGACGCAAAAAACCGACACGGCTTAAAGGAGTGCTTGCCCTTCGAATTTGCTCAAATCGAAAATTGTATACCCCAAAATATCCAAAAATCGCAAGTCGAAGAAAAGCCTGTAGAGGAAATGAAAAACACTCCGAAAGAGGAAAGCCCTAAAGAAGAACCTGTTGTAAAAGCCGAACCTAAAAAGAAGGTTAAGGAAGATGACGGGATCCCGAAGGACTTAAAGAAGCTTATGGAAGCACGAAATATTACGGAAGCTGAAATACAAGCCGTTGTAGGCAGTAAAGGGTACTTCCCGGCTGATATGAGAATTAAGGACTACCCGAAAGAATTTATAGACGGTTGCTTAATTGCCGCATTCGATACTGTAGCTCAGGCAGTAGAAGCAAACCGAGACGAAAATGTACCGTTTTAATAATAAGGAGGATAACAATCATGGCAGAAGAAAGAGCATTTAGTTGGGATGAAGAAATTGAAGCAGTGGAAAACGAGTTTGTCGACATACCCGCAGGAGATTATGACTTTAAGATTACAAACTTCGAACGTGGTTACTTTGAAGGAAGCGAAAAAATGCCCGCTTGCAATGAAGCTAAAATTACCTACGAAGTAAACGTGAACGGCCAGAAAGGTCGAATTAAGCAAAACCTCTTCCTGCACAGTAAGTCACAATGGCAGCTCACCGGATTTGCCCGTGCCATCGGACATATGAAAAAAGGTGATGATAAGTTTACGATCCGCTGGAACGAAGTCCTCGGAGCTACCGGTCGCTTTAAGATTAAGCTTCGGGAATATAACGGAAAGACTTACCCGAACGTCGACCGATTCTACGACAAGGAAGAATCGGGTAAAGAGTGGACTCAAGGAGCCTTTTAATCGTGAGCATTGAGCTTCGTCCCTATCAGCAGGCGGCGGTCAACGCCGTCCTGCATGAGTGGGACATAGGCCACCACAAAACATTACTAGTCTTGCCCACAGGATGCGGCAAGACTATTTGCTTCGCTAAGATTGCCGAATCTCAAGTGCGAGTCGGTAACAGAGTTTTAATCCTGGCACATCGTGGAGAACTCTTAGAACAGGCAGCCGATAAGATAGCGAAAGCTACAGGTCTTAAATGTGCCGTGGAAAAAGCCGAGCAGACGGCTCGTCAATCCTGGTATCGAATTACCGTCGGCAGTGTTCAAACGCTTATGCGTGAAAAAAGACTGTCTCAGTTTCCTTCCGATTACTATGACACGATCATCATCGATGAAGCTCATCATTCTATCTCAGACAGCTACCAGAACGTTTTAAATTACTTCTCTAACGCTAGAGTCCTGGGCGTTACGGCAACGCCTGACAGAAGCGATATGCGAAACCTCGGACAGATATACGACAGCCTGGCATATGAATACAAACTTCCGCAAGCTATTAAGGCCGGATACCTCGCTCAAATCGTCGCACAGACCATCCCTCTGCAATTGGACATTGCACATGTCGGCATGGCGGCAGGCGATTATAAAGTAGGTGAACTCGGAACGGCTCTTGAGCCGTATCTTGATAAGATTGCTGAAGAAATGGTGACATATGCCAAAGACAGAAAGACCGTCGTATTCTTACCGCTGGTGGAAACGAGTAAGAAGTTTTGTCGATATCTTCGTAAATACGGCTTTAGAGCCGCCGAAGTAAACGGCAATAGCCAAGATAGGACAGAAGTCCTAAAAGACTTTGAGGACGGAAAATACAACGTTCTATGTAACAGTATGCTTCTGACTGAAGGATGGGATTGTCCGTCGGTGGATTGTATTATCGTTCTGCGAGCAACCAAATCACGAGCTTTATATAGACAAATGGTAGGTCGTGGCACTCGATTGTACGAAGGAAAAGAGAACGTGCTGCTACTTGATTTTTTGTGGAATACGGAACGACACGAGTTATGCCGCCCGGCGCACCTTATCAGTAAAGATGAAGAAGTAGCCAAGAAAATGACGGAAAAACTTGAAGACTCGGCGGTTCCGATTGATATTGAAGAGCTTGAAAAAGAGTCCGAATCGGATGTCGTAGCTGAACGTGAACAAGCCTTAGCTGAAAAGCTTAAGGAAATGAAGAAACGCAAACGTAAGCTTGTGGATCCGTTACAGTTTGAAATGTCCATTCAGTCTGAAGACTTATCGGGATATGTGCCGTCGTTTGGTTATGAAATGGCACCGCCGTCTGTTAAGCAAATCCAGGCTTTAGAGAAATTCGGTATCTTTGCCGATGAAATCGAAAATGCCGGTAAGGCTTCACTTCTTTTAGACAGGTTAAAGAAACGTCAGGATATGAGCTTATCCAGACCGAAGCAAATACGCTTCTTAGAGTCTCGTGGCTTCCAGCACGTTGGTACATGGACATTTGACCAGGCCTCTTCTATGATTGCTCGAATTTCTATGAATAATTGGAGAATTCCGAATGGCGTAACGCCTGAAACCTATATCCCGGCATAGTCCATAAAGGAGATGAAAAGGCAATGCGTAAAATCAACTTAATACCTTTATTGGACTACATCGACCCCGCCTTTTGCGATTATCAGGAATGGCTTCAAGTGGGGATGGGGCTTAAAGAGGAAGGCTACGACATTAGCGACTGGGAATCCTGGAGTGCCAAAGATATTACTCGTTATCACGCCGGAGAATGTGCTAAGAAATGGGCAACGTTCACGGGCCATTATAACGGCAGTCCCGTTACGGGAGCTACTATCGTAAACATGGCCAAAGAAAACGGCTGGACCGCCACACCCCATATACCCGATCGGGCGTATGGCTGGGATGACGAAATCATTGCCGATGAAGAAGTCATTATCGATAAAAACTGGGTGGAAGGACGAGAAATTGAAGACCCCGGCGATAACTGGAATCCCGCTAAAGACTTAATTACGTACTTAGAGCTTCTTTACGACAGCTCCGATTACGTCGGCTATGTGACAGAGTCGTGGGAACAGGACGGTAATTTCTTACCGTCTAAGGGGAAATTCAAGCGTACGGCAGGGGAGCTTATCCACGCCTTATCAGAATGTGACGGTGATATCGGCGCCGTCCTGGGTGATTATAATCCCGATGTAGGCGCTTGGATACGCTTCAATCCGCTAGACGGTCGAGGCGTTCGTAATGAGAACGTAACGGAGTTTAAATACGCCTTAGTCGAATCGGACTGTATGCCCATCGACAAGCAAAACGAAATCATTCGTAAACTGGAGCTTCCTGTTACGTGCATGGTTTACAGCGGTGGTAAATCTGTTCACGCCATCGTTAAAGTAGACGCTGCCAATTACGACGAGTACCGTAAACGGGTCGATTATCTTTATAACATTTGTCGTAAAAACGGCCTTGAAATCGACGTTCAGAATCGAAATCCAAGCCGTCTTAGTCGTATGCCCGGCGTTACCCGTAAAGATAAAAAGCAGTTCCTGGTTGATACGAATATCGGCAAGAGCAGTTTCGCCGAGTGGCAGACGTGGATCGAATCAATCAATGACAATCTGCCGGAGCCTGAAAGCCTTCGAGACTTTTGGAATAATCTGCCGCCGTTAGCACCGCCTCTTATCGAAAACGTACTTCGTAAAGGTCATAAAATGCTATTGGCAGGACCGTCTAAGGCGGGTAAGTCCTTTGCCCTTATAGAACTTGTTATCGCCATTGCCGAAGGCCGCAAATGGCTGAATTGGGATTGCTCCCAGGGACGAGTCCTGTATGTGAATCTGGAGCTTGACGCCGCCTCTTGCCTGCATCGATTTAAAGATGTGTACACGGAGCTTGGTTGGGAAGCCCGCAGCCTTTCTAATATCGATATATGGAATCTTAGAGGAAAATCTTTGCCCATGGATAAACTCGCTCCAAAACTCATTCGTCGAGCCGTTAAACAGGAGTACACGGCGATTATCATCGACCCGATTTACAAGGTCATTACAGGAGATGAGAACAGTGCTGAACAAATGGCTCATTTTTGCAATCAATTCGACCGTATCGCAACGGAGCTTAATTGCTCGGTCATTTATTGTCATCATCACTCCAAAGGCGCTCAAGGCGGTAAGCGAGCTATCGACAGAGCCTCAGGGTCAGGCGTATTCGGTCGTGACGCCGACGCACTGCTTGATATGATTGAGCTTGACGCTGAACAAGTCGGGTCCTCTCGTTCGGCTTGGCGTATTGAAGGCACGCTTCGTGAGTATGCTTCGTTCAGGCCGGTAAACGTATGGTTTGATTACCCCGTTCATCGTATTGATGATACAGGAACACTCGAGACGATTAAGCTGGACGTCGAGATGAAGCTCAACGAAAAAGGACAACGGACTCGGCAGAAACAACGGCAGTCTCGGATTCAGAATCTTGAGTCGGCATACAATGCGTGCCTTATCTCTGGCGAGGTCACNNTAATTATTCACTAAAAACGCCGTATATGCATAAATATCGGGACAAAAATCGGGACATTTCAACTATATATATAGAAATGTCCCTCGTATAAAAAGTCCGCAATTGTCATGGGACGAACAAAGGGTTGGAAAACGGCTTTGACGTTGCCGTTTCCCTTAACACCCTTTGTCCGTCTGACAGGACAATAAGCGCCCTCGGCGTTGAAGTAAGAAAGGAGTATGCAATGAAATTGAAGTTTTTCTTGCCGATGATGATTCCGTCGGCCACTCACCAGGAAAAGAAAATTATGGTAGTAAACGGTAAGCCTGTCGTGTATGAGCCTCAGAATGTAAAAGACGCCCGCCAGAAGTTTATGGCAGCCCTTGCCCCTTACGCTCCTAAAGCTCCGTTTACGGGTCCTGTCAGGCTTTCGACGACGTGGATATATTTAGCGACTACGACACACCCTGTAAAGAGTTGGAAAATAACGAAGCCCGATACGGATAATTTGGTGAAGCTCTTAAAAGATGTGATGACGGATTTGGGCTTTTGGACAGACGATGCCCTCGTAGCGTGTGAAGAAATTCAAAAATTTTACCTTGATAAGCCCGGACTTTATGTCGAGATAGAGGAACTTACCAATGGCTAATCAAGAGGTCGTAAAACGAGCCAGAAGTGCTTTTAAGGAGATTCTAAATGAAATGGAACACCCCCAGTTTGATTTACTTCGGCGGGATCCTGAAATTAAGAACCTCGTTGAACGCCTTGTCCGCAAAGTAGAAGAGGCCCGTAATCCGAAAAACTGGCCGATTGAAGAATACCACGATGATTACGAGAAAAAGCACCCCGAAGACAGCAATTTATGGGTATGGCTATTCCTACACGCAGCCTTCATTAACTCCGAACTTGCCGATGTGCTTTGTTTTCTTCGTGGTCGTGGCTGCGTGCTTATCCCCGATGACCGATTTGGGTATGTCATTCGGCCTGTTATTGGTAAGGACGGATTTAAAAGTCAGGAAGAATATAACCAAATCAAGGAGCCGCTGGCTGATTACGGGGAATCCCTGGTTAAGTTACTAAAGAAAATGAAAGCCCTAGTTGACTGCGGCAATATCTTACCGCAAAAAGAATTGCAACAAACGACACTGAAAGGAGAATTATAATGACCAATATCGCAAGAAACCCTATTAACGGACAGGTTGACCCGGAAGATGCTGCCGTGTTACTGGCTAATATATCTGCGGATTTAGCACGGGTCCGTGAGGCCGTTTACAGAGATAGTGAAATGGATACGGACTGCAAAGACAGAGCGCTTAGTGCCATTGATGCAGCCTTCCGAGACCTCGACAGAGCATATAGTTATCTCGAAGAGTAGGAGGCAGGGCATGACGGCAAAGGAATATCTTGAATACGTTCGCAGTCTAGAGGTTAGGCTACGAATGAAAGAAGAACGGATCGCTCAGCTTCAGCATGATATATGCAGCCTGCAAGCCTTGGATTACGCTAAAGATAAAATCACCGGCGGTAGTCCCATAGATGTGTCCGACAAGATTGCCCGCCTAGACGAACTTATCCGTGATACTAATCGTGAGTGGGATGAGCTGATAGAAATGCGTGAACAAGCGAAGACCATCATAGCAAAGCTTGAAAGTGCCACTCAGCAAGAAGTGTTAACTAAGCGGTACATTCAGAATAAACGGTGGGAACAAATTGCTGTTGAGATGAATATCACTTGGCGACATACCTTCCGAATTCATCGTGCGGCACTAGAGGAGTTTTCTCAGAAGATGGCATTAAATGTCAGTATATTGACATGATATGATGTAGAAGTAAAAAGTACGGGAAATACCGTACGCACAATCATTCTAAGTAGTTTTATTTACAGCCGAGGCGGCGTCCATTAGGGCGTCGCTTTTGCCGTAAAAAGAAAAAGCCCTACCGAAGTAGAGCTTTTTGAGCAATAAGCGTGCGCATGCTTATTGCTCGGTCGTGTGTGCCGCGTTTCTGGATGAACGTTTTGCGTCCAAATCAGAAATCGGGATAGGCCATGCACGTTTGCCATAATCGCGAGCGTACATTTTCTCTCCCGTCTTGGGATGCGTTTTCCATGCTCGGAAAATCACACCGCCATTGTATTTAGTGTTCTTCACGGCAATCACCTCACTTTCTGAACAGAATGAGGTGTGAGCTCACACAATTGAAGTATAACATAAATATTTAATAGGGTGCGCATGGTTGCATAATAAAGAAATAACCCCACGCCGTTATGACGTGGGGTTATTTCCAGAACAGCAAACCAGACAAGAGCGATACTAATTTCTCTGTCGTTTCCAACTCATTTGCGCAGTTAAGTTGGCTGCCGTTGAACACTAAATACACCCTAAATATATATTTAAATTAAAAAATTGTAAAGTGCTATAAAATTTTATAGTTGACGATAATTAATGAGAAAAAACTATATGTTGTTGTTTTTTCTTTACAAAAGAAAAACAACACGCAATATGTCGTGTTCTATTCCTATTTATCAAGTTGAAGTGCAGTTTCGGTGATAAATAGCATAGATATAAAAGTGCCTGTATTTGGAGGCTTTATGACGTGTAAAACGGAAATTCAGTGCTGCCGACGTTCTTGCCTGAACAACTCTAAAGGATTTTGCTCTGCTAACAAAATACATATCGGCGGAACCGGCACGTGCAAATGTTTCGTTGCAGCCAAACACGTTATGAATCGTTCCAAATACGGCACGCAAAGGAGGTGAGTCTGTAATGGCAAAAGGTAAATATGTACAGTGGCTTCAGCCTGATAATCTTTTGCGGTTACAGGCTTGGACTCGTGACGGTGCGACTGACGCCGAAATAGCGACTCATATCGGCATTAGTCGAGACACTTTATATTCCTGGAAGAAGAAATACCCTGACTTTTCTGACGCCTTAAAAAGAGGTAAGGAAGTCGTTGATATCGAGGTAGAAAATGCGCTGCTTAAACGAGCTATGGGGTATGAGTATAACGAGGTTACGAAAGAAATGACGTATGCCTCTAACGGTGAACCACTAGGTCTTGCAGTGACGAAGGTTGTAACTAAGCGTGAGCGGCCTGATGTAACAGCGCAAATCTTCTGGCTGAAGAACAGACGGCCTGACTTATGGAGAGACGTCAAGAACGTCGATATGCAAGCAAAGATTGAGAATAATCCCTTTGATGGCGTTAAGTCGGAAGATATAAAGAAGCTGATTGCCGATGATTGACGAACGCATTAAGCGGCAAGCAAAACGAGAACTCGCACGGCGTGAGTTCTTTTATTTTTGCAATTTAATGGCTTCAGACTTTTATAAGCCTGAACGACGGTATCTTGTTGAGTTGTGTGAAGCGTTGCAGTCGTTTTATGAAGATGAAAAAGCCAAGGTGCTTATTATTAACGAGCCGCCTCGACATGGAAAAAGCAGAACGGCGGGTTTATTTGTCGAATGGGTATTAGGCCGTAACCCTGCCGAAAAGATAATGACAGGGTCGTATAACAATATTCTTTCGGCAACCTTTGCTAAGAATGTTCGAAATGCGATTCAAGAAGTTAAAGCTGACGATAATATTACCGTTTACTCCGATATATTTCCGAACGTCCGCATTAAACGTGGTGACGCAGCCATGGATATGTGGTCGCTTGACGGCGGCTACAATTCATACTTGGCCACGTCTCCGTCAGGTACTGCGACGGGCTTTGGCTGTTCGCTTCTTATTATCGACGATATCATAAAGAACGCTGAAGAAGCTTATAACGAAACAGCGAAAGAAAAGTCCTGGCTGTGGTTTACCAACACAATGCTAAGCCGTCTTGAAGAGGGCGGCAAGATACTCATCATCATGACGAGATGGGCGAGCGACGACCTTGCCGGTCGAGCCATTGAGCATTTTGGCGAGGCGGCCAAGGTTATCACAATGAAAGCGTTACAGCCGGACGGTACCATGCTCTGCGATGAGATATTATCCCGACGCAGCTATGAAGAAAAAGTGCGTGCCATGGGTGCCGACATAGCCAGTGCCAACTATCAGCAAGAGCCGATAGACCTCAAGGGACAGTTATACTCGAGCTTTAAAACGTACGACCGCATCCCGGTAGATATAAACGGCAATCCGTTGTTTACAGCCATTTGGAATTATACTGATACGGCTGATACAGGATCCGATTACCTTTGCTCGATTGTGTACGGAGTGTACAACGGCGAGGCTTATGTACTTGACCTTTTGTACACTAAGGACGCTATGGAAGAGACGGAGCCGGCAACAGCCGCAATGCTGTACCGTAACGACGTAAATGTGGCCGATTTTGAATCAAACAACGGCGGCCGAGGCTTTGCAAGGCAAGTACGAAGGATATTACAAGACACGTATAAGTCGAATAAAACGGTCATTAATACGTTCGCACAGACGAAGAATAAGGCGGCACGAATACTTTCCAATTCAACGTGGGTCATGGAACACATCTATTTTCCGACCAATTGGAAAGACCGTTGGCCTGAGTATTACAGGGCGATGACACGGTATCAGCGTGAGGGTAAAAACGCAAACGACGATGCACAGGACGCAACGACGGGCATTGCCGAGAAGATAAACGCACCGCAGATTAAGGCGGCGCACGTCAATATTTATTAAGGAGTAGACAAAATGGACTCTGAAAAGCTATATGGCTACAAACTGTTAAAAGACGCATATTACGGTGTCGGCCTATTCTCTGTTGGTCGAGGCTTGGTTCGTCATCCTAGAGAAAGCACACAGAATTACGCTTTTCGTAAGAAGCTTGCGTACTACCTGAACTATACCGGCCCGATTGTCAATGCGTCGGTAGATCCGATATTCCGAGATACGATTAAACGTGAATACAAAGACACGGAGAAGTTCAAGGTGTTCCTAGAAGATGTCGACCGTAAGGGTACGAGCTTACAGGAGTATATACGTCAGCAGGCGACCTTAGCCAAGCTGTACGGCGTTATGTATATCATCGTGAATAACGTTGTGGAGTTCGGCGAATCGGTGGCTGATAACGTCAAGAATCGAGCTTTACCGTATTTGACTGCTGTTGAGCCGCATCACATTACGGACTGGCAATTTGATGAGAAGGGAATATTAATCAAGTTCGCTTATAAGGACGTTATTTACGACGCTGACCGAAAGAAACAAACACGATATTACATATGGACTCCGACGAATTGGCAAGTCTTGGATGAAAACGGGAACCAAATCAAGGGCGGCACACATAACATTGGCCGCATTCCTGTGGTTCAGTGGTTCGGTAGAAGCTCCAAAAAGACGGACATTTTACCGCCTGCCGAGTTTTTGAGTATTGCACAGACAAACTACCATGTGTATCATCTGTGCAGTCTCTTAACGCAAATACTTAATAATCAGACGTTCTCCGTATTGACGATGCCTGCAGACGGCAGCACTCCCGACGTAACGCTCGGGACAAATAACATGCTGCTGTATCCGCAAGAGTCGTCTCACGCACCGGCATTTATTGCTCCGGACAAAGGGCCGGCTGAGGTGCTGATGGCACAAATTGACCGCCTCATTAAGGAAATGTATCGTATGAGCGGCATTGATTCGGTTGTAGGTGTAGAACAGTCAAAGAGTGGTGTCGCTAAGCAGTGGGATTTTGAACGAACCAATCAACGCCTGGCAGACTTCTCCGTTCAGTGTGAGGAAGCCGAAAAGGATATCATTGGACTGTACGAATTATGGGCGAAGGAAAACGTCGGTTATGAAGTTGAATATCCTCGAGATTTCCAGATTAACGACGTTACCGAATCGCTGTCTCAGGCACAACAGGCACTGGACCTTGGGTTTAGATCCGATACGTTCTCCGCTGAAGTAAGTAAGAAAGTCCTGGAAGCGTATATGCCGAATATTGAGCCTGACACGTATGATGACATCGTAAGCGAGATAGAAGAAGGCTTTGATGAGGCTGAAAGAGATAGGGATTTAATGAAACAGCGATTTGAACCGATGACGGGTGACAAGGGTGATGTAAATGCCGAAAGACAAAACGCAGAACAACCTGGAGAATAATTTAGACGGTTTCGAGCGAGTCCTTCGGGCGTTAATCTTAGCCGGTATGGACCCTAAAGAAGCCGTAAAAGTGGCATATCACCGTTATCCGGTTATGCGGCACCTTTACAAGGACTTGCTCGACGACCTTGTTGGCGATTTTGCTGAAGGCTACGGAAAGAAAAAGGCGGCGGCTAAGTTTGAGCGTGAAGCCATATCAGCGGCCATGAAGAAATCGTGGACAGACGACGGCGTAACCCTTTCTGAACGCATGTATAAGAACAGCAAGAAGGTCCAGGCCGAATCGGCCGAGGTCATCGGAAAGGCTATTAAGGAAGGCGAGTCGGCGGCTAAGACAGCCAAGAAGCTATTCGACGGATACGGTAAAGGCGGTATTATACCGGAGCAAGATATCCCCGAATTTATTCAAGAGGTGAAGGATTTACCTGTCCCTGCTTGGCTCGACGAAGAAGCTGTCGCCGAGTGGAAGGCAGCTATACGTCACGCACGAAAGCTTATTGAGCAAGGCACAACGCCTGGGCTAAGAGCAGCGTATAGTGAAGTCATGGATGCCATTGAAAACGGGGCAAAGCAAAATGTAAGTAAGGCTATTGATACCGCAGTACAAGAAAAGACCAGGTATACCGCTGAACGGATTGCACGTACGGAACGAGCGAGGGCTTATGCTGATGGAGTCATGGCTAAGTACCTTGATGACCCGGATATTGTGGCGTTTCAGTGGAAACTTTCCGATAGACATCCGAAGTGCGATATTTGTGATGTATACGCTCATGCCGACCTGTACGGCCTTGGCAAGGGTATATTCCCGAAGGATAAATTTCCAAAGCTCCCTGCACATCCTCACTGCTTATGTCGAATCAAGCCGATTGTCGACGGCATGATTGACATGAGTAGGCAAAAGGATAATGTCGATAAAGGTGGAAAAGCATACATCGATACGCTTCCGAAACGAGAGCAAGAGCGGCTACTTGGTGTCCATGGCAGAAAAGATGTAATGGGCGGCAAGAAAGAGTGGATGCAAAAGGCGAGGGGCTGGGGTAGTGAAGGATTTTCCTTGCGTATTCCTTATAATGGCGGCTCGAGAGGTGCTGTTGGGGCGAAATTGAATGATACTAATGACCCTAGCGGCAAAAAGAGAAGTGCTGCAGCAGAGCCTATGTATGAAGAAATGCGCAGAGTATACTTGAAAAATCCATCATATTATGCCAATAAATGGGCTACGGATTTAGGGATGCATCCTAGCGGCGTAAAAAGAGCCATCGAACATCTATTATTTAACAAACATCATCTTATCAAAGATGGGAAGGCATATTATGGCAGATTTGAGGTTGATTATGACATAGCTGCTACATTAATGAATATCAAAAATGGCAATATAGGTGAAAAAGAAATGAGGCTATTTAGGCATGAAAGACTTGAATCTGAATTAATGTATAGGTATAATTACAAATATAACGATGCACATGATTTAGCGAATAAAAAACATAATTTTGAGGAATTGGTGTGTGGTATTTAAATGTTGATATTAAAGTTAAAAGAAAACAATGAATATATGGCGATATATGAATTTTCACCGAGTGGCACTGATTACGTCGGTGTTATAGGAATTGATAAGAAGGCTAAGGAAATTAAGTTAATCAATACCTGTGCAGCCGACTGGAAATATCGTGCTCATGCTTTTAAACGAATGGAGGGGTATGTTGAACAAGATATATATCCCGCAGAAGATATGGTTGCATGGCATTAAAGACCTTAAACAATTGTTTAAGGTCTATTTTTATATAACAAAATAAAACATAAGACCTTACAGGCCTGTGCTGGTGAATGCATGGGCCTTTTATATTGCCACAAATTAGCAGGAGGCGAAATGTGGTGCATTCATGTAGAAAAGGAGAATGACACATGACAATGGCAGAATTGTATGCAGCACTGGAAAAGCTCGACGGCGGTGCAGCAATGGTGGAGACCATTAAGGCAGAAGTCGGGAAATTGAACGGCGAGTCGAAAGAGCAGCGAGAAGCCAAAGAAAAGGCTGAAGCTTTGGTTAAGACGTTAACTGAGGCAAAGGATACGTTGGCTAATCAAATTGCGGAACTTCAAAAGCCGGGAGCAGGAGAGCAAACGGCCGAATATAAGACTCTTCTAAAGAAATTCGATGACCTTTCCAAATCGTTCGAGACAGAAAAGGCTGCAAGGCAAGAAGCCGAACAAAAACGAATCCAAACGGACATCATGGCACAGACAGTTGATGCACTAACGAAACATAACGCAATGGATCCGAAAGAGTTCGCCAAGCTTATTGTTGGCGGCATTGAAGTCGGGGATGATGGCAAGTATGGATTCAAAAAGGAAGACGGCACTGTCGGGACGATTGAAGACGCAGCCACCACATGGCTTAAGGGTAAGCCTTGGGCGGTAAAAGATAACCAAAACGGTGGCAGCGGACAAGGAAGTTCCGGGCAGAATGCCGGCAGTGATGTAAAAGCACAGTTTGAAGCGGCACTGGGGATATCCCAGGCAACGAAAGGAGACTAAATAATGGCGATTAATACGTTAGAATGTGCAAAAATTTTCCAAGACGGGCTTGACGCACAAATGCTCGCAACAGCAACATCGGCTTGGATGGAAGCCAATGCAACACAGGTAATTTATAACGGCGGTGATGAAGTAAAAATGCCCGAAATCTCGACGGCAGGACTTGCGACATACGACCGTGATAGCGGCTTCGTACAGGGTGCAGTTACGCTGAAATTCGGTACATATAAGCTTACACAGGACCGTGGTAGAAGCTTTTCGCTCGACGCAATGAGTGTTGATGAAACGAACTTTGTGGCTTCTTCGGGTAATGTTATGGGTGAGTTCCAACGTTTACAGGTCGTTCCTGAAGTAGACGCATATCGTTATAGCCGTATTGCGGCGTTGGCTAAAGCAGCAAGCCAAGAAAAGGCAACATTTACGCCGACGGCTGATAATATCCTGGCACAGCTCGACGATGACATTACGGCAGTACAGGATATTGTAGGCGATGACGAACCGCTTGTTATCGTGATGAATCGTAAGGTACGCACGATTCTTAACAATACAAAGGGCATCCAGAAGTTCATCGATACGGGCGACTTTACGGCTGGCACGGTAACGACAAAAGTACGGACGTACAATGAAATTCCTATCATTGGCGTACCGTCTGCTCGTATGAAGACGCAGTACGTATTTAACAACGGTACTACAAGCGGACAGGAAGCGGGCGGCTTTAAGGCAGATACTCAGGCGAAGGATATTAACTGGATCGTAATCGCACAGCGTGCGCCGATTGCAGTATCTAAGACAGACAAGGTCCGCATCTTCACTCCGGACGAAAACCAAAAGGCAGACGCTTGGAAGCTTGATTACAGAAAATTCCATGACCTGTGGATTCCGAGCAACAAGCTTAAGGGCGTATTCGTCAATACCGGAGCATAAGGAGGTACCGTATGAACACTCGAGTAACTCGGCTTAACGAAGTTCAGTACGCTGATTCTGAATACCGTCTTCAGCAATTAATGGCTGAAGGCTTTGTAGCGGACGAACAGCCGACAGAAGAAACGGAGCCGGTCGAAGAAAAGCCGAAAAAGACAAAGGCGAAGAAGGATGAAGTCGTAGAACAACCGGCTGAAGAAACGGAACAGGCAGGCGAGTAGTATGGGCGTCAGTCGGGATGTATTCGATAAGAGAATACGACAGGCCGTAAAAGCCTCGGCCATTGAAGTCCAGGATGAAGCACAAACGCATCACAATTACACGTCACGAACGGGCGATTTGACTCGCTCTATTGACATGCGAATGCTAACGGATAAGAGTGCCGTTGTATATCTTGATGAGGGCTTGGCCAATTATGGGCCATTCGTTCACGAAGGCACTCGGCCGCACATGATACGGCCGAAGAATCGCAAGGCCTTGAGATGGGTCCCGACTGGCGGCAACTTGTTTTTGTTTGCTAAAAACGTTCTTCATCCCGGTAATCGCATGGATCCGTTCTTGTATAGAGCGCTAGATACGAAAAGACCGGACATCATTAAGCTATTCGGTCAGTACACAAAGCTTGCTACCAAAGACATATGTGATGCCATTGAGCAGAAGTATAGTAATGGCCAAGCATGTGAGATTGAATTCAAATTTTAAAGGGAGTGAATGCACATGTTATATGACTTGGCCGAAATGACATTTTCTGACGAACTTCTCGGAAAGAATGTTAGTCGTGACGACCTTGCTATTGCCGAAAAGTGGCTGTATTTGTTCGCACAGCGTCTTGGAGTTGAGCAAGCGAAGGTTATCCGTAGCTTTGTGGCAGATGAGCTTGTAACGCTGTATACGTATCGTGAGACTTGTGTGCGAAAGGCGTACAGCTTGCCCGGAGCTTATGGGCGTGGCGGCGAAACGGACGACTTTTACGGCAAAAAACTCACATATATCCAAGGACGAATAAAAGAGCTTGAAGGCTCGATTACACCTGAAGACCTTACGGGTGACCCGACGCAGTATTCCGGGTATCGGTCGTGTGAAATCTTCAGGGGGTAGTTAATATGATAATGTGGTTTGAGCTTTTAAAGCGGATTCAGGATGTTCTTATGACGTGTAAAGTATCCGCACCTGTACAGCTCGGGGCAGTTATCCCGCAGCATGCAGACGTAGACGAAATCGGCAAAATTATGCTTGTTCGAGGGTCCGAAACAGTAAATGATGAAAGTATCGAAAACGAGCTTCTTGTTACGATTTATCTTGAAGCCTGGGTACGAAATGACGACCCGGATTTATCCGTTGGATACGCTCGCATTAGTGAGCTTGAAGGACAAATCGACGCAGCCTTAAAGCAAATGCGGCAAGCCGTCGGTTCACTGAATGAGGATATATGCGTACTTAATGGCAGTAACTATCAGATTTTAGATTTAAAAGTTAAACAGAAAACGGGCGACCTCGACGCATTGCGACCGTTACTCGGCTCGCAGTATACGATTGAGTGTCGCCTTTTTGATTTGACTCGTGAAGGAGGAATATACTAATGCCGGCATCAACACCGAAAAAAGCACTGGCACCGTCGGCAGCTAATTCTTTAGCGACGGTGGGTAAAAATTATTTTATTTATTTAAACACAGGCACCGATGAAACGACGGGTGCGGTATGGACTAAAATCGGCGGTCAGAAAGGCGGTTCTATTAGCCGTAAAGCCGACTCTATCGACGCATCTCACAAAGACTCTGGCGGTTGGAAATCGACCTTGCCCGGTCTTAAGGAATGGAGCATTGAATTAGATACCTTGCTCATGGCTAACGATGATGGCTTGGAAGCGTTGAACGAAGCCTTCCTTAAAGACCAGCCTGTACACCTTAAATTCGAGTACCCTGACAAGTCCTATGTAACCGGTTGGGCGTCTATTACGGAACTTTCTATTGAAGCTCCGCATGATGATGTGGCGTCTTATAAGGGGACCTTGGCAGGTATCGGGCCGTTGTCTGAATTAAAGAAAGCCTAAGAGAGGGGAATATATAAACCATGAAACAGATTAAATGCGACTTCTTCGGCAAGGGTGAACGTTTATACTTTAATATTCAACGCCTGGCTGAATTTGAATCGGCAGTCGGAAAGCCGATTTATAATGCAATTCAGCAATTGTCCTTATCAGACATCATAACCGCATATGAAATTGGCCTTCGTCAGTATGGCCGTCGCAGTACTCAGTTCTATGCAGACCGCTTGCAGGAACTGTTCGATAGCGGTGAGGTTGAACTAAACGACATCATGATGCCGATTGTTAAGGCCATTACAGGTAGCGGAATTCTCGGCAAAAAAGCATACTTCATGGCATTCCCTGAAGAAAAGACACCTGAAGATGATGCCGAAATCGAAGCTGAAGAAG